GTAGTCCGATTGAGCAATCGTACCTACACTCGATATTGCTGTAGCAGCAACATCAAACTCTACATTACTGTCACTAGGCACCGTAGCCGCCCATGTCGCCCCGGTCAACGTCGGATTCTTCAACAGCGCTACCTCATAGTTCTGGCTAGTCAAAGGCAAAAACTGCACCCTGTTTGGCAGCACTACCGAACCCAGTCGACCAGAAGCTAACCGGATAGAGACAATGGGATAGAACGTCGCCGCTGTGTCAATCCCAGAAAAGGTTGTAGTGCGCCGCGCCACATGGTCAATTGAAGTCTGCTCAAACCCACCCTCAGAGATAACCGACGAACAAATCTGCACAAGCGTTGCAGCTACCGCTGAAGTCGTCGTAGTAATCTCATACCGCACGGGCAAAATTGCCGTGGTCATGTAGACCGTGGTGCCGAATGTATTGGCTGTATTAAACGTGTGGCAAACAATGTACTGGCCATCAATGATGAATCCGCAACGCACGGAGCCAACGCCCAACCACTCAAAATCCATCCAAAGAATCTGAGGCTTGGTCAAGTCCAACGTGTAGCCACTTTCCCCCGTGCCATCTAATTTATCGCCATTCCAGTTTGCTTGAGTCGCGGAACGAGAGTCTGAAGGAGTGCCCGATGTATTGGAGCGCATGACAAACGAGTTGACCCCGGAAGTCCGCTGGAAGAATACGCCGTTCTGTGTGTTGAAGTACCCTACCTTTTGATTCAAATTGGCAGACGTTCCGTTATCCATCAAGAATGTCGCCAACAAAAGCAAACCCTTACCCGGCTGGTAGGGGAACGAGCGATAAGTCTGACGCACCACGGAACCCACACCACCACCCGTCACCGCCAGACTTACGCTGGATTGGTTAGAATTAAAAGTAGACGAACCCGTACCTGATGTGGATGTATCAAACTGATTATCGGCAGCGTAGCGACTTTGACTATCAAACAGCGTATACGGCTCACTTACCCGTAGCCGCCCAAACGCGTCTAGGTTTGTTCCACCTAATGCAACAGGTACAGATCCATTTGTCGAAGCCATAAGTGATAACTGACCTATCAGGGTATCAAGCGTGTTGAAATACAACCGCAGAATATTGTTGAGTTCATCGTGGTACCTACGGTTATATTCCTGCGGTGCATACGGCAATGCAGGCGCTTTTGTTCTTAAAAGCGTCTCAAAGTCAGTTACAACGACAGAAGTCGTCATCGACCACCATCCGGCCTAATGTCCAATTTAGGCACACCTAACTGCCACTGCGTACCCAGCGTGTCTGACTCTATCCGAAACGCCATCTGCCTCCCACGCACTCGCGTATACACTAACTGCGTAAACTCCTGCACCTCGTACGTTTTTTCAGTGTTGTAATTCTGCGTGGACTCCACCGTCGGCGCATTCGATACCTTATACGGCGCACCGGGGTTCTTCCTCGGACGCATCTTAAACTTCACCGCAGGGTCCGTCGAACTCTGTGTCATCGAGCCATTAAACGTGATATCAGGAATCATCCGCCAGACAAAGCCATACTTATCGCCATTGGCAATATCAAAGTCAGCCGACTGGATATACGAACTAATTGCACTTGGCGGGTTAGTTGTCCCATCATCTACCGCCGCTTCGTGGAACACGATTATGTTGCCTAACGTCGCTGCTTGCGGATAATCACGCAACGGACTATCCAACCATGCAGTACGTGACAGATTGCCGTAATACCACGCATTATCTACGTAGTTGTAGATCACATAGCGATCTATCGTATTTGAATCCTCAGAGCAGTAATACCACCAGACTTCATTAAACCGCTCATTGGTGCCAGCAAAGAACTGGAACCCCTGATCAAGATTAATGTCGTCATACACATACTTCCAAACCGAACACACCAACGGTTCTACGCGCCCTGAGTAGATGTAAAACTTATCCGTACCCATCCAAAACGTAATGCCCGACCCTGTTGCAATCGCATTTGGACTGACCAGAGAAATATTATCGGCAATCAGATTAAAACCATACACGAGCGGCGGTCCCAAATACTGCATTGAGTACAACGCCGCATCCGTCCAAACCAAAATCTCCTGCCGCGTCTGTAACGCACCGATAATGTCCGAGCCCCGGGATAAACGATAACTACCTGCTTGGTTGGTCGCAGTAGGTGTCCAATCTAAATAATCTTCTTGCGCACTCCAACGGATCAACATCGGATCAAACGCCGCCGTGCCATACGCACCATAATCACTCGACCCAAATGCAATCACAATCCGCGTCGCATCCGACACCAGTATTTGCGATATCTGAGAAGGCACATCGGTGGCAGATACCAGTGTTCCTCGCGTACCATACGCAGGGACAGACCCTGACCCCGGTTGCCACAAATACAGTGCGCCACCCCTTGGAGAAAACAACAAATCCTCCCCATAATTGGACTGACTCCACAACCGCAACTGGTTCCCGAATCCCGAACTAAAACCCGAGCCCCACGTGCCACGGCTCCATGTACCGGTGCCCCAGCCCGTGCCCACCGTATAAATGGCCGCACCTGTATTAATCTGATAGGCCCCTACTACCGCTGCCCCGCCATTACCAGAATCCGACGCATTCGATAACACCGCCGCACCGGGAGCGCCGATAGGAGAAACTACACGTGCTTGGATAGTGTAGGTATTCGCATTGACTACCGTTACCTGATATTCCTGTTGCAAAATCGCTTGCGTGATATTGCCACCAAGGCCAGAAGCATCCACACCACTAAACGTCACAAAGTCCCCGGTATTACAACCATGGGAAGTGTCCGTCACGGTAATCGTAGAAGAGAAAGGCGCAACAGTGACCGCCGAAAACGTGACATCCCCTGCAGCCGTCGTATTCCTGATAGGCGTAATGTCGTAATACACGCCACCATCTTCTACATAAAACTTGAGATTCGTACCTACCCCAAGAATATTAAAACCTTTAAGCGTTACCCAATTCCACAAGGACCGCGCAACACCCAAAAAGGTATTGTAAGAAAGCGCCGCCCAACCACCTATTTTCTCAGGGAAGCCCCCGCGAAAACGTATTTTGTCACAGTCAAACCATCCTCCTTTACCAGCAAGGGTGGTGACTTCCTTATTAAGACCGGGACGAAACTGTAGTGGTTGTAGCGGCATTGCGGCTCACCTAATTTATTGCATCGTTTCTGGCTCGTCTGCGACGACCTCTGTAGCAGGTGTTGGTACAGGTACTTGCGACGTAGCTTGTTCGCGTACCTTTTCAACCAACCCAGCTATTTGAGCATAGGGCAACTGACCAAGGGCCATTAAAATGCCATTTACCTCTTCTAGTACTAGCGTTAGTGTGATTGGGGTATTTTTCATTACTGTTCTCCATAAATGCTCGGTCACTTTTCTTGAAGAGGGGACCGAGGAACCTCTTTTACCAAGGAAGCGGTGGCGTTACCACCGGCGGGTTAATCTGATTTTCAATCTGTTGTTCTACAGCTTCTTCTGTTGCATCCTTGTCCACGCCATTTGCCCACACCCAAGTCAACACTTCCTCTTGGGTTAGGTCTTCATAAGGCGTAAATGAACCACCAGCATAAGGAATACCGCAAGTCGCGTACACGCTTGCAGAATAATCGCCGTTAGTACCAGCGCAAGTCCAGTGAACATTAAAGACCACATCTGCATTACCCTGCTCTTGTGGGTAGCAGTCCATAGCAGTCACAGCCCAGTTAAATGTTGTACTCATTTTTTACCCTCCAATGCGGCGACTTTCGCCTGTAGTGTTTCAATCATTTGCTGTTGTTCTTGGATGCACTTCATTAACGCGTACTGAAGGTCGGTCTGGTAGATCGACAGGCGCATCTTAGGTTCTTCTGCCGTACCCCAGTTCGATTCCATGACTAACTCAGGCGCAACATCCTGAACTTCTTGCGCTACAACACCCAGCGTTAAGCCGGGGTCTTCTTCCATGTTCTGATCGATGTAGTTGAAGGTCTGCACGGGGATAGCGCAAATCTTCGACAGATAGTCACCAGCCGGAGCAAAGTTGGTCTTCTCGCGGCGGTCAGAAAGGTTGACGTTATTGCCGCTGAAGTTGGCTATGCCACCGTTGGAGCGAACTTGGAATCGCTGCGCGGTAGCATCCCGCGCCTCAATGAAAGCATTGCCTGTCCCGTTGGGTGTGGCTCCGAATGAAATTGCAATACCGTAATTGTTGGCCGCTGTGCCGCTTGAATTACGGACATGGCAGGTAAAGTCGGCTGCCGTTTGGTCAGCAAAAAGCCGGTTTGCTGATGTCCACGACAGCCCCGGATTAGCCGATGCCCCCACCAGCAGATTACCGCTGGAGTCGATACGGGCGCGTTCGCTGCCGTTGGTAAACATCACCAAATAGCCGCTGCCCCCCGATAATGTTTGAAACCCAGTATTAATCCCAGAAAATGTACCGCCGCTGTTGCCGATATAACCAAAGTCAGGAGTGTAAAAATTGCCTGTTAGGTTTGCGTTGCCCGCTACTGTAAATTTTGTTGACGGCGAACTCGTACCAATCCCCACGTTGCCGGAGGAGTCGATGCGCATACGCTCAGTTGCATTTGTTGCAAAAATCAAAGGCTGTGCTTGGGCTGTTTGTACTACAAGCGCACTAGCCCCGGAATTACTTAAAGTTGTTGTACCACCAACAGACTGAGCAAGTACAAAAAAGTTATTTGTCCCACTAGCTGAACCAATAAATCCCCCCGCAGAACCCGCTGTAGCATCTGTGTTGGCAACCTGTGCATAAATTCCAGCCGCCGCAGCTGCTCCGCGCACATCGAGCCTAAACGTCGGCGAACTCGTACCAATACCCACGTTGCCGGAGGAGTCGATGCGCATACGTTCGATGCTGGAAGTCCAAAACTGCATGGAGTCGTTGCTGTGCGAGTACCGCAACAGACCTGCGTACTGCCCTGTGCCGCTGGTTGCGTC